AATTAATACTTATCAGTATTATCTACAAATGATAAGGGATGTAACTGGTCTTAATGAAGCTAGAGATGGTTCTATGCCTGAAAAAGATTCATTAGTTGGTTTACAAAAAATGGCTGCAAATGCTTCTAACACAGCTACAAAGCATATTTTAAATGCTAGTTTATTTTTAACACTTAGAACTTGTGAAAATATATCGTTAAGAGTTGCTGATATGTTAGAATTCTCTTTAACTAATAATGCTTTAAACGCTAGTATTGGAAAATTTAATACAGCAACACTAGAAGAGATTAAAAATCTTCACTTATATGACTTTGGTGTATTTTTAGAGTTAGAACCGGAAGAGGAAGAAAAAGCTATGCTTGAGCAAAATATTCAAATGGCTCTACAGCAAGGACAGATATTCTTAGAAGATGCTATTGATATTAGAGAGATTAAAAATCTTACATTAGCGAATCAAGTATTAAAATACAAAAGAACTAAGAAACAAGATCAAGAGCAAAAACAACAACAACAACAAATCCAGTCTCAATCAGAAGCAAATCAACAAGCTACTGAAGCTTCTGCTATGCAAGAAGTTGAGAAGCAACAGGCTTTAGCTCAAACACAAATACAAATAGAACAAGCTAAATCTCAAATGGAGATACAACGAATGCAAACAGATCTACAGATCAAGCAACAGTTGATGGCTAAAGAATTCGAGTATGACACCAAACTAAAGCAAATGGAGGTTGATGCTCAAAAACAAAAAGAAAAACAAATTGAGGATCGCAAAGATAAGCGAACTGAATTACAAGCAACGCAACAATCTAAAATGATTCAACAGCGCCAAGATGATCTTCCACCTACAGATTTTGACGGTGGAGGTATGAGTATACCTCAGTTATCATAACATTTTTTATTAATTTTATATTATCATATTATGTCAGAAACACAAGAAGAAGTAAAACAAGAACCAAAACAAGAGGGAACATTTAAGGTTAAAAAACCTAAAAACCTTTCTCAAGAAGATAAACCTATAAAAATAGATTTATCAAAACCTAAAGCAAAAATAGAAGAAAAACCTATTGAAGTTGCGAAAAAAATAGAAATTGAACCAGATGCGGTTCAAGAAGAAAAACCTATTATTGAAGAAATTATTGAAGTTACAGAAGAAAAAGTAATTGAAGATATTGTAGAATTAGGTGAGAAACTGGAAGAAAGAGTAGATACTCCAAGTCCAGAAGAAGCTAGAGAAGTTGCAGCTTTACCAGAAAACATAGAAAAAGTCGTAGACTTTATGAAAGAGACTGGTGGATCATTAGAAGATTATGTCAGACTGAACGCTGATTATTCTAGTGTAGATAACGATACTTTATTAAAAGAATACTATAAACAAACAAAATCACATTTAGACTCTGAAGAAATAAACTTCTTAATAGAAGATAATTTTTCTTGGGATGAAGAGCTAGATGAAGAGCGGGTGGTAAGAAAAGCCAAACTCGCCTACAAAGAAGAGGTTGCAAAAGCCAAAGGGCATTTGGAAGGTTTAAAGAGTCAATACTATGAGGAAATCAAGTTGAGACCTGGAGTAACTCAAGACCAACAAAAAGCCACTGACTTTTTCAATCGCTACAACGAAGAGCAAGATGTAGCAGTGAAACAACACGAGACATTCAAAAGTAATACTAATGATTATTTTTCTAAAGAATTCAAAGGTTTTGATTTCGAAATTGGAGAGAAAAAATTTAGATACGGTGTGAAAAGTCCTAGTGAAGTTGCTGATAAACAGTCAAATATTTCTAACATAATTAAGAAGTTCTTAAACGACAAAGGAGATGTGACGGATGTTAAAGGTTATCACAAAGCTATGTACGCTGCTGAACACGCGGACACTATTGCACAGCATTTTTATGAGCAGGGTAAAACCGATGCTACTAAAGATTTGGTTGCAAAATCTAAAAACATTCAAACAGAGCCGAGGCAAAGTCCTCCTAGCGATGTTTTTGTTGGTGGATTAAAGGTTAAAGCTATAAGCGGTATGGATTCTTCAAAACTGAGAATACAAAAACGAAAATTTAACTAAAAAAAACTAAAACTTAATTATGGGACAAATTAATCCTGTGTTTGGGTCGGTAATACCTTCCCAAACTCAACAAGCGTTACAAAACAATTACCTGAATTTTGCAGGTGGTGCAAATGATTTCGCTCAACAGTATCTTCCTGAGATCTACGAACAAGAAGTAGAAAGATACGGAAACAGAACATTAAACGGATTCTTACGTATGGTTGGTGCTGAAATGCCAATGACGTCGGATCAAGTTATATGGTCTGAACAAAATAGATTACACGTATCTTACAATAATGTGAATTTAACTGGTCCTGGTGCAGGAACAGCTATCTTAAATGTTCCAACGAATGCTGGAACTATTCAAAATGCAATTGCTCCGAATGATACAATCGTAGTAATGAATCCATTAACAGGCGTTACTGTAAAAGGTATCGTAGGTGCTGTAGCTGGTGGAGCGGGAAACACAACTAATGTTACTGCTTATCCATTTACAGTTGCTAACTGGGATGCTTTAGGAATAGCTAATAACGGATTAAAAGTATTTGTTTACGGTTCGATATTTGCTAAAGGAACTACAAGTGGACAATTTTCAATTCAACCACAGTTTACTCAATTCAATAACCAACCAATTATCATAAAAGATAGATACCAAATAAATGGATCTGATATGGCTCAAATTGGATGGGTTGAAGTTGCTACAGAAGATGGTACATCAGGATACTTATGGTATCTAAAATCTGAGTCTGAAACAAGACTAAGATTTGATGACTACTTAGAAATGGCAATGATTGAAGGTGAACTAGCTAGTGGTGCTGGAGGTGTGAGTTTTGCTGCTGCAGGAGCTGCTGGATTAGTTCCAGGATTTACTGCTGCTATTAATGCACACGGTACACAAGGTCTTTTTGCTGCTATTCAACAAAGAGGTAACGTTATGACTGGATATTCTGGTGGTACTGGTATTTCTGATTTTGATCAAGTACTTAAAAATCTTGACACTCAAGGAGCTATCGAAGAAAATATGCTTTTCTTAAATAGAGATATGGATTTAGATTTTGATGACATGCTTGCACAGATTTCTAGCGGACCTTCCGGTGGAGTTGCTTATGGTATCTTTGAAAATTCTGAAGATATGGCTCTTAATTTAGGTTTCTCTGGTTTCAGAAGAGGTTCTTATGACTTCTATAAAACTAGCTGGAAATACTTAAACGACGCTTCTACAAGAGGTGCTGTTGCAGTTAACAACATCGATGGTGTTCTTATACCTGCTGGAACTTCAACTGTTTATGACCAAATTTTAGGTACAAACATTAGAAGACCATTCTTACACGTAAGATACAGAGCTTCACAAGGAGACGACAGAAGATACAAAAATTGGGTTACTGGTACTGCTGGTGGCGCATATACTTCTGAGCTGGATTCGATGATCGTAAACTGGTTATCTGAAAGATGTTTAATTACTCAAGCGGCTAACAATTTCGTATTGTTCCAAGCTTAAGATTACTTTAAAGTTTATCCCTGTCTTATTGGCAGGGATATTCTTTTTTTTTATTAATTATATTATATTATATTATGTCAAAGACAACAAAAATAGCAGCCCCACAATGGGAGATAAAAGATAGAACATATATCTTAATAGGAGATCAATCTCCACTAACGTATACTTTAGGATCAAGACACAATCGTAGATACCCTTTATTATATTTTGACTTAGATACAAAAACACAAAGAGAATTACGATACGCAACTAATCAAAATTCTTGTTTTGTAGATGAGCAAAAAGGTGAATCAACATTAGGTCACATAATATTTGAAGATGGAAGTCTAAGTGTTCCTAAAGAAAGTCAAAATTTACAAAAATTACTTTCATTATATCATCCAAGATTAAATACTTCTTATGAAGAATTTAAACCTCAGATGATAGCAGAAGATCAACTAGCTGATATAAACTTTGAAATTGAAGCTTTAATAGCTGCAAAAGAAATGGATATTGATCACGCTGAAGCTGTATTAAGAGTCGAAAAAGGATCAACTGTATCATCTATGAGTTCTAAAGAAATTAAAAGAGATTTACTTTTAATGGCCAAAAAGAATCCTTTAGCTTTCATGGAAATTGCAAGTGATGATAATGTAGGTCTTAGAAACGTGGCTATAAGAGCTGTAGAGCAAAGCATCATTAAGCTTTCACAAGACCAAAGATCTTTTCATTGGGGATCTAATGATAGAAAACTAGTTACAGTTCCATTTGATGAAAACCCTTATTCAGCTATGGCTGCTTGGTTTAAAACAGATGAAGGTGTAGAAGTTTTTAAAACAATTGAGAAAAAGTTACAATAACATGTGACTATAATTATAGTGAAGGGTCGTTTAAAACGCGGCCCGTTCATTATTAACTAAAATATTAAAATGGCAATAAACGTAAACACTGTATATCAAACCGTTTTATTAATACTAAATAAAGAGCAGAGAGGTTATATGACACCTGTTGAGTTTAATAAAATAGGTACTCAAGTTCAAGTAGAAATATTTAATACATATTTTGACAGTTTAAATCAGCAGTTGCGTATTCCACAAACAGATACAGACTATGCTGATAGAGTGGCAAGTCTTGATGAAAAATTATCTATATTTAAAACAAGTGCAAATGCTGTTTATTCAAACGGCTCTTTTCAATTACCTTCACAATACTCTGGCACTTCCGCTTCCAACCAAACATTCACAATTCTAAACCCTGGTTTAACTTATACTTTAACCGGAGATTCTGCTTCAATATCTACAGGCAATTATAAGTCTCAAGCTTTTGAAGGAGCAACTGGTGCTGAAATTGAATTATCATCAACTGATTACGGTATAAGTGGAACCACAGTAACAGTACCTCAGTTTACAGCTGGAAACAAATTAATAGTTAATTTATATCCTTTACAATTCAGTAAGCTAGGAACAGTTGTATACACAACAGGAGCGCTTGCTGCTGAAGAGGCTCAAAGAGTTGATAAATCTGAGTTATATCATTTGTTATCTTCCAATTTAACAAAACCTACAACTAGATATCCAATCTACACTTATCAAAATAATTTAATCACTGTTTACCCTACTTCAATACAAACTGGAGTATCTATAGATTATGTAAGAAAACCTATAGCACCTATTTGGAATTTTACAATTGGTGGAAACGGTCAATATATTTTTAACGCTCCCACTTCTAATAATTTTGATTTACATATTTCAGAACAAACAGAGCTAGTATTAAGAATATTATTATATGCAGGTGTTGTTATACAGGCTCCTGAAATAATACAAGTTGCTGCTGAGCAAATTCAACAAGAAAATCAAAACCAACAAATATAATAAGCTATGTCTATACCTAATGGTGGTTTAATAACCGAAACTAACAGACAATATTACGCGGGTGCGCAGCAACAATACTATGCTACAGGTGGAAACAATCTTACTATTACTAGTACTTTTGATACTAATCTAATATTTGGTTCTTCTGATCCTTCTAACGGTCAATACGGTTTAAACAGTTTTGATTTATTCACGAGCACAGATGCTAGAAATTGGGTACTACTACAGCCAAGTGATACCACACAAACAGCGACTGCAACACAAAACAATGCCGCATCTTTAACTGTAACACTAGCTGCTGCTAATGCTGCAATTATTGCTGGTATGACTATATTTGGTGCAGGTATAACAGGTAATCCAACAAGCTCAAAGGTTGTTAGCATGAATCAAGCTACTTTTGTAGTTACCTTAGATACTGCTATAACAATACCAGGGGCCGGTACTACTGCTGTAACTTTTCAGTTTGTACAACCTTGGACAATGGCTACGCCTAATATAATTACAATCGCTTCAACATTAGCAAATGGTAGTTATGTTAAGATACAATTAAAAGATCCTGCAATAGATGAAGCTAGAGGAAGTTATGAATATACTAGATTAGATGATGTTATAGATAACTTTTTAGTAGCCTATGTTGGAGCTGGTAAAATTATACCTAGTGTAAAAAGAACTGACGTTATATTCCATGCAAAAAGAGGGTTACAAGAATTTAGTTATGATACTTTAAAGAGTGTAAGATCTCAAGAGCTTACCATACCTGATAGCTTATCTTTAATAATTCCTCAAGACTATGTTAATTATGTAAGATTTTCGTGGATTGATTCAAGAGGTGTACAACACACTATATATCCTGCCAATAACTTAACAACTAGACCTTATTCAAATCCAGTTCAAGATAATTTAGGTACTCCAACACAAGATAATTTTGATTCAAACTTGACTGGTACTTCTCAAACAGAGGCCGCTTGGGATAAAAATGATCCACGAAACATTAGTGGAGCTTTTGTGTCTACATATGAAGAAGGTGGTATATTTGCTGAAACATTTTATGATGGAGCTTTAGGTCAAAGATATGGTTTAACTCCTGAAACAAGTCAAAGAAACGGATGGTTTAATATAAATGTAAGACAAGGTACGTTTGATTTTACAAACGAATTAAAAGGTAAATTAATTGTTATAGAATATATCTCTGATGGTAATGCTTATGATTTAGATGCTAGAATACCTAAACTTGCAGAAGATGCTTTATACTCTCACATATCACATGCTATACTTGCGTCTACAGCTCAGACCCCAGAGTATTTAGTTCAAAGATACAAGAGAGAACGAACAGCTAAGTTAAGAAATGCTAAAATAAGACTATCTAATATTAAGCTTGATGAAATAGTTCAAGTTATGAGAGGAAAATCTAAATGGATTAAATACTAAACATGGCAGAAATTAAAAACAGTTTTCTTAAATCCAAGATGAATAAAGACTTGGATGATAGATTATTACCTAGTGGTGAATATAGAGACGCACGTAACATATCTGTAGGAAAATCAGAAGATGATGACATTGGTGCTTTAGAGACAGTTTTAGGCAATATACCTTTGACTAATCTAGATGATACTAGTCTAAAATGTATAGGTACTTTTGCTGATGAATCAAGAAAACAAATATATGTTTTTTACACTGATTATATAGGTACTTCTTTAATTCCCGGAGAAACTGCTCAAAACTATATATACATTTTTAAACCTAGTGACAATACTTTTACAAAGATTGTTGAAGGAAAATTTCTAAATTTTCATAAAGACTTTCCTATAAGCGGAATAAACTTATTAGAAGAATTATTATTTTTTACAGATGATAGGAATCAACCAAGAAAAATAAACATTACAAGAAGATTAGGTTATTATACTTTAGAGAATCAAATATCTGTTGCAAAATATAATCCTTATAAACCTATAGAGTTAGTTCAATACACTACCGCAACCGCTACCGGAGTAGGTACAACAAATCCAAATACTTTTAATATTAACTTTTTAACTCAAAGAGTTACTGCATCAGCTTCAAATGCTTCAAACATCGTAACACTAACTGCTGCGGCTGTTGGTCAGACAGTTGCTCCATCCGTTGGTGATTTGGTTTCTGTTGGAACCTTTTGCTATGTAACCGCTGTAATTGGAAATGTAATTTATCTAAGTAGTAATCAAAGTGTTGCAGCTGGAGTTACAATAAGCTTTTATCCCGGTCTTTTACTTGGTTCAAGAGTTGTATGCGCAACAATACCTTATAACGAGTACGATTATGTAACTGGATTTACTGCCGCTACTGGTACAGTTGGTTTAGGAAGTTATGGAGTTACTTCTTTAGCGGCTGGTGAAGTAGTTGCTTTTGTTAAAACTACAATGAGTAATGAAACAACTAACACTGATTGGCCAGGAGATCCTAAACAATTAGAAGATAAATTTGTAAGGTTTA